AAGAGAAAAAACAAGGGAGCAGATAAGAAAAGAGATGCGTGAAAGAATGAAACAAAAAGAACAAGAAGAAAATAAAAAGCGCAACGAAGAAGCTAGGAAAAAAATGAAAGAACCTAGCAAAAAAAAGAAGGAAAATTAGAAATGAGAAGCACATCACCATTATTACAAAAAGGTTTTCCTGAAATAAAAGAAAAAAATCAAGGTAAGTTTACAGCTTGGGCTAAAAAAAATGGATTTAAAGATGCCTGTAGTGCAGCTTCTGCTGTTATGAAAGCTAAAGACGGTAAATACAGCGATAGTGTCAGAAAAATGGCTAACTACGCAAAAAATTTTGGATGTAAAAATAAAAAATAAAAAAATGAAACACGATCCAGGTTATAACAAAGCAAGTAAAAATAAAAAAGTAGGTATAGTAGGAGAATCTCATATATGGGATGGTCCATTAAATCAAGAAGGTAGAGTACACGGCGTGGGTTCTAGCTCTGGTATCACTGGTATGGAAGTATCAAAAGCTCCATGCGGACCAAATGCATACCAAGTTAAATTTCCTATAACCAAATTAGTACAAGGTTAAAATGGCTATTTCAGATATTAAGTTATTAGCCATAAACGGTATAGCTCTTGCTGTATCAATGACACATATAGAGATTTCACTTAAAATAATTCTTTTATTAGTAACTATAGGATATACTGTATCTAAATGGTTAAAGTTAAAAGACAATAAAAAATAAATTATGGAAAAAGGACATTTTGGACATTATACTGGTAATGCTAGACATTCTCATACTCCCGTAACAAAACATAATGTACATGCTGCTGAAAGAGATGACGCAGCACATATATCATATTTAAAAAGAGATATAGACTATGATGCTAAACATAATCATAGTGATATAGATATGACAGCTGATGAAAAACATATTTCTAAACTTGCTGGTGATATGAAGTATGATAAAAAACATCATTAAAACAGAATAGAACTGTATAAATCTAACCAAAACACAAACATAAACATTAACATAAACAATAACAAAAAATGGCGAAATTTATAGAATTTAACGTTGTAGGTAATGGTTCTAGTTATTTAAATACAAAACATTTAATTAACGCAGAATTAGTTACTGAAATAAAACAAACAGCTGCTCAAACTTTAGAAGTAGTTTTAAATGCACTACCTAGTGGAAAAGACACTGTTACTTTCACAGCTAGTACGTCTACTTCATCACAAGTAAACCCTACTAATTCAACTGGTGCTCCATTAGGAGATGCTGTAAAATCAGCTTTAACTGCTAATCCAGGTGGTGTAAAAGCTAGTGCGCAATTAGGTAAAGATCAAGCTGCAACACCACTTCAAATGTATTGGAGTGATATTCAATGGTCATAATAATTGATTGATGCAATCACGAGGACTAGGCGATTCAATAGAAAAGTTTACCACTAAAACAGGTATTAAGACCGTTGTTGACAAAGTCTCTGATGGTCTTAATATTCCTTGTGGATGCGGAAAACGTAGAGATATTTTAAACAAAATGTTTCCATACTCAACTAAATGAAAACATCTAAAAAAGGATACAAACATAATAGCCCTGATGTTAACAAACCACACAATGTAATTAATGGTGGTAATATAACAATGAAAGGAGTAAAATTTAAAGTATCTGGTACAGATGATAGGGGTTATACAAAAATAATGTATCCAGGATATGACTATACATTTCCTAATGCAAAGTATGTAATAGAAACACCTATAAAAAATTAACATGGCTTTTAAACTAACAAATCCACCTTACGTTATGGGTACACCTGTGCATGAGGTAGAATTAGAAGAAGGCGTGTTAGGTAGAGCTGATAAAAACGGAAACATATTAATTAATAAAAACATAACAAATCCAGAGCAAAGAAAAGATGTTATAAGACATGAAGAAGTACATATACAACAATTAAAAAGTGGTGTGCTTGATTATGATGCAGAAAATGTATATTACAAAGGTAAAACATACCCACGTAGTACATTTGATGAAGGTAACTCTAATTTGCCTTGGGAAAAACCAGCAAATAATAAAAAAAATGGGAAAAGGAAGTAAAATAAAAGGACTAGGAAGTTCATGGATGAAACAGCATGCAACAAACTTATTAAAATACATGCCAGTAGACGATATGGCTAGTGGTAAAGGTATGGCCGAATATGGATCAATGGGACCTAAAAAACATGGTATGCATAAAGGACCAGGTAAACATGGATATGGGCCTCATATGGAACATGGTAAAGGACCAGCACAAACGTTTTTAGATAAAGCTCAGGACGCATTATCTGATTTAACTAGTTATAGACTACCTAATTTTAATGCTAATGGATCATTACTTGATTCAAGCAGAAATAGCAATCCAAAGAAAAGATTGATTCCTCAATCAGACTATACAATAAATAAACAAAAGGCACAAGATTCTATAATTAAGGCTAAGCATCAAAAATTAATGGACGAAAATCCTTATTACGCAAAATCTGTGGAACGTCAACGAGCAAAACAGAATCAAAAGAAATCATAACAGATAATAATGTGGAAATTAATTTTAGGTCTTTTAAAAGGCGGTGACGGAAGAAAATCAGTTGCTGGTGGCTTAGCTTGGGAAATAAGAGAAGCAATAAAAGGCAAAGAATTAGATCCAGAAAAACTTATTGAATTACAAACAAAAATCAATATGGTTGAAGCCTCGCATAGAACTTTGTTCGTTGCGGGGTGGCGACCTTTTGTAGGTTGGATATGTGGTTTTGCATTAGCGTATAATTTTGTTATTAGAGATTTATTTATATGGATAACAAAAGCTACAGATGTACCACCTCCGTTACAAATGGAACACTTAATGACTGTATTATTAGGTATGCTTGGTTTAGGAGGTTTAAGAACATATGAAAAAATAAAAGACAAAGTAAAGTAAAATGGGATACTATCAAAAAAATTTAAGTGATTTTTCAACTAGTGCAATAGAGTTGCAAGAATCAAAAACGTTAAAAGCCGCTGGGCTAAGCAACTTGTCTACAAATACTATAGCTGGTTTACCTGCTAGTAGTAGTGCAATTGTTTATGCTACTGGAGGTACATATCCTGGTGCTGCTACATTAACCACTATTGCCACACCAAGAGGTGTTGGTTTAGGTGCTACATTTTTAGTAACTTCAGATGGAGCGGGTGCTGTAGCTAGTATTACTGTGCAAAATCAAGGCCCTAATGTAGGTGTTGCTGCACAAACAATAGAGTTTAGTTTAGCTTCATTAGAACTAGCTTTTGGTGTAACAGGATTAACAGGTGCTTTAACAGCAACATTAGCTGGTGGTGATTTAGAAAGACCGAGCGGTACTTTTGTAACTAAAATGCCATCGCTATATGTAGGTGGAGCTGGTAATATAAAATTAACATTAACTAGTGATGAACAACCTATAATAATTAAAGGTATTACAGCAAACAGTTTTTTACCAATAGCTGTTAAAAGAGTGTTTAACTTAACAAGTGACACTGAAACAACTGCTACAGATATATTAGCATTATTTTAAACAATTTTAATTAAATTAAATCAAATGTCAAAAATTAAAAAAATTACAGAAAAACAATTATCTACTATAAAAACTCATCAAGAAGAAATATCACAATTATTAAAAGATATAGGTTTTCTTGAAACACAAAAACATGGCTTACTACACAAATATGCTGGTGTTGCACAAGATGCTGAAGAGTTTAAAAAAGAATTAGAAAAAGAATATGGTGGTATAAATATCAATCTTGAAGATGGTAGTTATACATTAATAGAAGAACCTAAAAAAAGTGAGTAGTAAAGTTATAAGAAAAATCAGTATTGGATCTGATTATAAAAATGATGCTATGCACTACGCTGTTGGCCAACAAGTGTATGGTGGTCATACTATATCACATATTTTATGTGATGAAGAAAAAGATGCTTATAATATTTTTATTAAAAAAGATGGTGAGGTACTTCCTTGGAAAAAATTTAATTCTCAAATGGCTGTATCTGTAGAATATGATTTAGAATATTAATGAACAGCGTATATCAATTTATTATTAAACCAATAGGTGAAAGATATAAAAATAAAATTAATATAGAAGGTTGTGAATTAATTGTTAATTCAAGTATATCAAGTCATAAATTTGTAAACAGAGAAGCTGAAGTTGTAAGTGTACCATTAGAGTATAAAACACTAATTAAAAAAGGAGATCGTATTATAGTACATCATAATTTATTTAGAAGATATTATAACATGAAAGGTAAATCTGTAAATAGCACAAAGTATTTTAAAGACAATCTTTATTTTGCACATCCCTCACAAATATATATGTATTATAACAATGGTTGGCACACTCAAGCTGAATATTGTTTTGTAAAACCTGTTTTAGAAAATAATACTTCTAGTAATCAAAAATTATTAAAGAATACTGGAATATTAAAATATGGTAATAATACATTAGAAACGTTTAAAATAAACGTAGGAGATGTAGTAGGTTTTAAAAACCAGCGAGAGTTTGAGTTTATTGTTGATAATGAACTTTTATACTGTATGGAATCAAATGATATTTTAGTTAAATATGGAAACAAACAAAACAAAAAAGCGTATAATCCAAGCTGGGCAAAAAGCAGTTGAAGAATTAATAAAAGTTGCAAAAGAAAAAATAGTAGATTCAGAAGACGATGTTTCAGCTGATAGATTAAAAAATGCCGCTGCAACTAAAAAGTTAGCTATATTTGATGCGTTTGAAATATTAACTAGAATAGAAGAAGAAGAAAATATGCTTAACTCTACAAATAAAAATAGCAAAGCTTCAACATTTGGAGGTTTTGCAGAGGGTAGATCAAGATAATGTATAAACAAACATTATATAAGGTTTTACATAACCACATTAAGCAAAAGGTTATAGATAGAAATAATAGATATAACAAATGGGAAACAGGTTATAATAAAGAACATGATATTGTTATTATAAGTAAAACTGGTAAAATTGGTGAGATATATGAAATACAAGGTTTAAAAATAGCTTTACCTTTACTAGAAAAAACGTATAAAAGATCTAATAAAACAAAAGAACAATATTGGGAAGTTTTTGATTATCCAAAAAATTTAGTTAAATTAAAAACTGTATTTGATTGGAATCAAACGTCTTTAGATTTTAAAAATAAGTGGTATGATTACATTGATGAAGAGTTTAAAAGAAGAGAACAAGGTTTTAGTTTTTATAACAAAGGTGTTCCTACTTATATTACTGGCTCTCATTATATGTACTTGCAGTGGACAAAAATTGATGTTGGCTCTGCGCAGTTCAGAGAATCAAACCGCTTATTCTATATATTCTGGGAAGCATGTAAGTTGGACCATAGATCCTATGGAATGTGCTATCTTAAGAACAGAAGGTCTGGATTTAGTTTCATGGCCAGTTCAGAACTCGTTCATCAAGCTACGATTTCCGCTGACTCGAGGTATGGGATTTTATCCAAAACTGGTGGAGATGCAAAGAAGATGTTCACAGATAAGGTGGTCCCCATATCGGTCAATTATCCCTTTTTCTTTAAACCAATTCAGGACGGAATGGACAGGCCAAAGACTGAACTCGCGTATAGGGTCCCGGCGTCGAAGTTCACCCGCCGTAAGATCGAACAGAACGAGCAGGCCGAGGAGCTCATCGGGCTTGATACTACCATTGACTGGAAGAATACCGGTGACAACTCCTACGACGGGGAGAAACTCAAACTACTCGCCCATGATGAATCGGGTAAATGGGAGAGACCGGACAACATCCTCAACAACTGGCGTGTCACGAAGACGACGTTAAGACTTGGTAGTAGAATTGTAGGTAAATGTATGATGGGCTCTACCTCTAATGCTTTAGATAAAGGTGGTGCTAATTTTAAAAAATTGTATGATGCTTCAAACGTTACAAAAAGAAACCGCAATGGACAGACTGGTTCAGGATTATATAGTTTGTTCATACCTATGGAATGGAATTACGAAGGATACATCGATACTTATGGCTTTCCTGTATTCGACACACCAAAAAAACCAATTAAAGGAATTGAAGGAACAGCAATTGAAATTGGGGTTATCTCACACTGGGAAAATGAAGTTGAAGGTTTAAAAAACGATCAAGACGGTTTAAATGAATTATACAGACAATTTCCAAGAACAGAAAAACACGCTTTTAGAGACGAAGCTAAAGAATCTTTATTTAATCTTGCAAAAATTTATGAACAAATAGATTATAATGAAGATTTAAAACACTCTACAGCTGTAACACAAGGTAATTTTCAATGGGAAGGTGGGATTAAAGATACTAGAGTTATATTTGTTCCTAATAATAGTGGTAGATTTTTTATTTCGTGGGTACCACCAGTTAGTTTACAAAATAGATATATAGTTAAAAATGGTATAAAATATCCAGCCAATGAAGATTGTGGTTGTTTTGGTTGTGATTCATACGATATATCAGGAACAGTTGATGGTAGAGGATCTAAAGGATCTTTGCATGGTTTAACTAAATTTACAATGGCGGATGTTCCACCTAATTTGTTTTTTTTAGAATACATAGCTAGACCACAGACTGCAGAAATATTTTTTGAAGATGTTTTAATGGCTATTATATTTTATGGCATGCCAATACTTGCAGAAAATAATAAACCTAGACTTTTATATTATTTAAAACGTAGAGGTTATAGAGGATATTCAATGAATAGACCTGATAAAATATATAACAAATTATCAGTAACAGAAAGAGAAATAGGTGGTATACCTAATTCTAGTGAAGATATAAAACAAGCTCATGCTGCTGCTATAGAAGATTATATTGAAAATTTTATAGGTTTTAATGGCGAAAATTATGGAGACATGTATTTTCAGCGAACATTAGAAGACTGGGCACAATTTAATATAAACAACAGAACATCTCACGATGCTTCAATAAGCTCTGGTCTTGCTATTATGGCTTGCAATAAAAATAGATATAGACCTATTGCTGAAAGAAAATTAACAACTGTACCTTTAGGTTTTAAAAAATATGACAATAAAGGGGTAAATTCAAAAATACTAAATTAGATGGTTAACATTAACTATAATAGTGCTTTTCCTGATCAGGTAGTACCTGAAGAAGAGAAAAAGTCTAGAGAATATGGTTTACAAGTAGCTCAAGCTATTGAAGGTGAGTGGTTTAAAAATAGCAGTGGTCAAAATAGATTTCTTAGTAACTTTCAAAATTTTAATAGATTAAGATTATATGCAAGAGGAGAACAACCTGTTCAAAAATATAAAGATGAATTAGCTATTAATGGTGATTTATCTTATCTTAATTTAGACTGGAAACCAGTACCTATATTGTCTAAATTTGTAGATATAGTTGTTAATGGTATGACAGATAAAGGTTATGAAATAAAATCTTATGCACAAGATCCTTTTGCTCAAAAACAACGTACTAATTTTGCATTTAATGCTTTAAGAGATATACAAAATAAAGATGCTATAAAGCAACTAGCAGAATTAACAGGTAGAAATTTTTATAATTCAGCAGAACCAGATAAATTACCAGATGATCCTGAACAATTAGATTTATTTTTACAGTTAAATTATAAACAAAGTATAGAAATAGCTGAAGAAGAGGTTATTAATAATATACTTGATTTTAATAAATATGATGAAATTAAAAAAAGATTAGCACAAGACTTAACAGTATTAGGTATAGGTTGTGTAAAAACTGGATTTAATTTATCAGAAGGTGTTACTGTTGATTATGTAAATCCTGCTAACATTGTTTATTCATATACTGATGACCCTAACTTTGAGGATATTTATTATGTAGGTGAGGTAAAAAATATGTCTTTATCTGAAGTAAAAAGACAATTTCCTTACTTAAGTGATAAAGAACTAGAAGAAATACAAAAATATCCAGGTAGAAATTCATACACTGATAACACCTGGTGGGGCCAAAGCAGCAAAGATCAAGTTCAAGTATTATATTTTGAATATAAAACTTATCACGATCAAGTGTTTAAAATAAAACAAACACCTGAAGGTTTAGAAAAAACATTAT